GAAGGCCGCGCAAAGGCCGCGCTAGAAGATTAACCGAGGGGCCGAAAGGCCCCTTTCTCTTCTGTCGGTACTAGGCCCCCGGGCCGCAGGCCGCAGAGATTGCCCCTTATTACAAGGGCCGCAGGCCGCAGGGCCGCAGGAATAAAGATTGACCGCATAACTAGTTATGTTATTATTATATTTCGGCTTATCTATTGGAGGATTTCAGATGTCGATACTTTCTCAGACTCACAAGATGCCCGGCAAGTCTATCAGTCTTGATGCCCGGGAATGCAGGACCGGAGCCAAGCTTGCCAAGGTCCCCGGTTCAGTGTGCCACGGATGCTATGCATTAAAGGGCCGCTATCGTATGGACAATGTCCGCGCCGCAATGGCCCGAAGACGCGAGTTTATGACAAGCGCATCATTCGTTGATGATATGACCGCGGAGCTGTCCCGGATTCGCAAACCCCATTTTCGGTGGTTCGATAGTGGCGACGTGCAGAGCGTACAAATGGCAGTAGATATTGTGGAAGTGTGCAAGCGCACGCCACACTTGCAACACTGGATACCCACCAAAGAGCCCGCTATTTGGTCCGAGGCCCTGAAGCATGTCACGCTCCCGGACAATGCAATTTTGAGACTGTCCGCACCATTAGTTGACGACGCGGCTCCGGATTCTTGGGCCAATACTTCCACGGTCCACAAAAACGGGCAGCCTATCGGTCACGAATGCCCGGTCAAATCGGGCAAGGAACAATGCAATACCTACAATTGCCGCGCATGCTGGGACCGCTCAGTACCAAATGTATCCTACAAGCACCACTAACCACCAAACCGAGGGCCTCGGCCCTCGGATTTCCCTTATAGAGACTCCAGCCTTTGAGACCGCAGGGCCGCAGGACTTGACACGCAGGGCCGCAGGCCGCAGAATTACCCCAAGTTTCTTAGTCCTCCAATCTAAGAAAGCCCGCCCCGCCTAGTGCGGGGCTTTTTATTAGGGCCGCAGGCCGCAGGGCCGCAGAAGTTTCTCATAATGATCAAGGCCGCAGGCCCGCAGGGCGTCAAACACCTCTCCGAGGACCTCGAATCGAGAGCCCCGGCCACAGGCCACCCCCTCAGAGGCCACAGAACGCCCGTCACGCCCCTCAAATAAAAATAGACCTCCATCCTTGGACCGCTTTACTAAGATAAAACTGAGGCCTCCTGCGTGGCTGTGAGCGGTATGCCACGCAACCTGTTGGGGACTTAGCTTAATCGAGTTAGCTTTTATTACTTTTAATTCTATCCAGAGCGGTAAACCTTCCCAAAGGATATATACGTCAGGCATCCCCGCGGAGACTCGGTTCTCTAGCCTCCACGCGTAGCAGTTCTTGGGTAGGTTCTTTCTGATCGTGCTCCAAAAATTCGCCTCCGGTCCCCGTGACATCGGTGTATTCTCCCTCAATAAATGCGTGCGGATATTTCTTCTGTAGTTCAGTCAGTCGAGCGACAATGTCAGCTCGAGACATATCGTCTAGTTTGTTGGTCACTTCTCTTCGGTCTATCGTCAGACCACCGAGTGCAGAGCGTATTTTCTCAGCGTTGATGGCGGCGGAGAATTGTCCCGCGTCTTCTGCCCCTTCAGACAGTTGACACAGTCGTTGCATTTGTCCAATCAAGGTGACCCCGTATCGGCGCTCCCTTTCTTCCCTCAGTTCTTTGATGTACTCAAGTACTTGGGGATGCTCCCGACCTGCCAACAGTTTGTGTGCGTAGACTGCCGCAGTGGCAGAAGAGAACCCTGCCTTTCTTGCACACTCCGCATTCGAGTACTGGCCCTCCACATAATATTTTGCAAACTCTCGCTGTCGGTTAGTCAGCTTTCTTTCAGATTGTTCTTCTACTTGCGAGGCGATTTTATCGCTCATCGATGTTTCTCCTATAAGGGGGATAAGTTCAATTACGTTACATTTCATTTTTGAATTTGGGAAGGATCAAGCCTTGTGATGTTAGTTTGTCACTAAAACAGGGTGAAATAGTGTAACGAGTGTGACGAAAAAAAGGAAAGTGTAACGAGCCAAGATCCAAGGTTCGCGGTACATACAGAGAGATCCGTTACACCGTTACACTCGTCACACCGAATAAATAAAAAAAATAAAAAAATCTCAAATATTTTTTACCCCCCTATAGTGTAAAACGTAACGGCCTCCAAAAAACTATTGTACTCACACATTACTTTGTGTAATCTAGCAAGTGGGTTAACTATAAATGGAGGATTCCCAATGGCACAATTAGGCCGAGATTTTGTTTTACAACTGTCTGCTTTCGGAGCGGACTTTGAGTTCAATGGCAATCACTACAAGACTCTGTGGACCAATGTCCGAGGTCCGGTACGCAAGCGCCGCGACTACAAGCAGGATTGGATCATGGTTGATATGTGGTTGGAAGATGAAGATGCGGCAGTGAACACTGCACCATCGGTTGCTGTTGGTTCAGATGCGTGGACCGCGGCCCTAGAAGCCAACACCGCGCATGATGCACTCTTTGGCAATCGTGTTCGTATCGGTGAACTGGGTGCGTTCCAGTTTGATGATGATTACAGACCGGATTACCCACAGCACATAATTGAGGAGCAGATGCTCCGGTATCTTGAGCAGTTTGAGCGTAAGCCTGAGTATCACGGCAATGATGTCTGGCATGAGATGTTCATCGACATTTACAAGCAATACGAATTCTATCGTGAGCATGAACTCCGCAATTCAATTTTCTTTTATCACTGGTCGCGTGACTGTGACCTTTGTGAGTCTGAGGGAGTTGAGGTATTCAGCAACTGGTTTGAAGCGGCTGAGTGGATCAATTGTTTCGGTGAGTCGGCTGAGGGACCTCAGTCATTACATCAGATGACGTATGAGCAGTGGCGGGTGTTTGATCCTGCCCCTGTGCGTGATCGTGGGTTGGAGCAATTCGAGGAGCGTGGGTACGGATCATGAGTGATTTTGGAGAGGCGGCAGATGCCGCTAGGAGAATGAAAATGGAGCTTAATGCAGTGGAGCAACCGTTAAAGGTTAAGTTTGTCGAGTCGGCAACTTTGCGTTGGTGGCAGTCGCCTGAGTGGACGGTGTTCGTTGATGAGGATGGTGATCCTGTTGGATTCGAGCATTCCCAGTTTGGTGAGGATGGAGGCACTGGCGGCCTGTGGTTCGATGGCACACATTTGGTGGATTACGACGGTGTCTACAATCTACCAAAGGGTGTGATCGAGATTTGTGAGCATATTGGTTTCAATATGGACTACGCGAAAGATGATGACTATTCGGAGGGGGAGTCATGAATGATTTTATAAAAGAATACAACGCGAGTGCTGAGAAGCATAACAAGCGCGTGAAGTCGATCCGCGAAACGCGGTTGCCGAAGTCATGCACAGCGGCCATTGATGAATCGATCAAGGCAATGGACCAAGTCCATGAGCAGGTGTGCGAAGGCGTAATGCACGGGTATCACTCGCTGATGATGGATGATGTCGTCAGGTTGGTGAATGCGATGCATAAGCTGAAGTCTGAGTTCGAGTATCGGGAGCTGAGGCTATGAGCAAAGGTTGGTATGTCAAGGTGGAGACCAATGTGATTTTCACGGTGGACACCAATATTGGTGTGGTCGCATCTTGTGAGCGCGAGGCGGCACTTGAGGCGATGTCTATCGTAGAAAGTGACCTTGATCGTCATAGTGAACATTTCAAAGATGCGCTTGAAAAAGCGTTGCCGTGGGAATTGAACATGGGCGGTATAGAATGGAACCGAGGTTCGATGTCCGGTGACATCGATTTCGATACTATGCAGGCCCTGTCGATCACACCTGATCCTGATTTCGATCCGGAAGACGATGATGAAGACGTCAAGCTCCGCAACGTCATGGAAGCGGTCCAGTGTCTCAACGAAGCCTTTCATAATTTGCCAGACGATCATCCGCTACAGGAGTGGCGGGAGACATATGGCATAGCCGAGGTCCGAGATAAGTTGAACTTGCTCGCAGTGTATTGCGACATGACCTATCGGGTGATGGCCGATGAGCAGGGATACGACCTGTGTTTTGACTGGGACTTTGTCCCGCAGTTCCTTGAGAATTGTGTCGAGAATGATTTCAGTCCCAAGTCGCAGGATGCTCATGTTCTGTCAATGTTCTGGAGTGCGAGATGAGCAAACGAGCTTACGCAAAGAACAAATTAATCAGCCTTATGGATGAGTGGGTCAAAACTTTTGATCCTCCTGAAAACTTGTTCAGGAGAGAATGCCTTCAGTACGAAATTAATTTCTGGAAAAGGCGGTATAAGATAAATCCAACGCCAATTGAATGGAAAGACGATGGTCGTTATGTCTGTCATGTAGATATTCCAGAGGAGTATGAGGTATGAGGACCCAAAAACTCGGTTATGTTCCGAAAAAATCGTTAAAGGCTCCAAGTTTGGTGAGCAAACACGCAAGCAATGGCAAATCAAAAAGGAAAAAGAAACGTGGAAAGAAATAACGAAGGCGCGATTTGGGGTAACACGCGCAAAGAAAAAGATACCCATCCGGACTTCACGGGCAATGCCGTGGTCGATGGTGTCGAGTATAAGATAGCCGCTTGGAAGCGCAGACCTGATGCGAATCCAAAGGCCCCGAGCCTGAAGTTCAAGTTCGAGAAAGCGCAGATCGATATCGAGGAGGAAATTCCAGATGCCGAATAAAAGACCCACACAAAAAGAAATCTCGGAAATGACGGGGCTATCCGAAAAATCTGTATGGTTGGCTTTAAAAAATCCTCAAAATGTTAAAAAAAGCACATTAGAAAAAGTAGAGCAAGCATTAGGAGGAAATTTGTCAGCAACTCGTGTTTTTTTAAAAACACCTGTTGAGAACTGGGCAGATGAATTAAGCAAGCTATGTTCTAAATATTCTGGTGAAGATTGGGGTTTTGAGTTTAAAGCCGCGGAAGAATGTTTTGAGTTCAAAGGATTTATAAATATCCAGACTGAAATAACAGGGAGCCGTGGAAAGCATAGTGAGGAGCAAGTCAATGCCGATGATATATAAGGTCCGAGATCCGGTGACCAAGCGCAATGAGTATTTTGCATCGTATCCTCAAGCGCGGAAGGCGAGGCTTGATAACGAGGATGCGGCGTTGGAGGTCATGGAGTACAAATACAAGTGGCAATTGGTTGTTATGATGAATACTGCATACAAAGATGGGAGGGATGATGTTCTTACTGGTGTGGAGTAGAAAAAAAGAGCCCAACAATCTGAGCGATCATTGGATTGCCTGCGATGATTACATGAGCGCACTTGAGCATTATCAAACATTGCTCGAGGATTCAGAAGTATATAGCGCGTCGATTTGTACGCCATTGACTTCTACTGAAGCTCATTTTGTGGAGGAGGACCTGCATGAATAATAAGGTGCATACAAATCATCACAAAGGGACCTCGGTTGACGAGGTAATGACATTCTGGAGTCGAGGCAGATCCCTGCAAGAGACGGCAGATAAATTTGGTCTGACGTACCGGGCGGTCGAGCAGATGGTGTCTCGCTACTCACATCGTTATGAACGTGCGTTTAATTTCCCGCACATCATTCACGCAAAGAGGTTTGGAGCATGAGCAAGATGGGTGACTGGGTCATAGACTTAGAGTTCGACAAAATTAATTTGAGTCGTGAAGAGTTTGTGAGTAAGCACGGCAAGATGTTTGCATATATTTACGATGAACAATTGGGTATAATCCCAAAGGTTCGCAAAGTTGAAACAAGGAGTTATGAAAATGCCGAAGAAATCGACGCCAGAAAGACCAAAGACGACCGACAGAAGCCAATACCGGACAGTCGCGCTTCCGTTCTATGAGTATGAAATGTTAAAAGAGATGGCTACAGAGGACCATCGGTCCATCGCCCGTCAGCTCGGGATGTATATACAGGAGATATACAATGAAAGGGATCAGAGCTAGCGTTCTGGTCGTGTCTCTTACCCTGCTCTCCGGAGCAGAGGCAAGAGCGACTGAGCAAGATCCGCAGTATTTGTGCAAGAGTTTTGCTGACGTGGTGTATGCCATAGCAAAGCGCAGGGATAACGGTGAGACGGTCTACGAAGTTAGAAATCTTATCCTTAGAACGTTTGATGAGTCGATCAGAGAGCCTTCGTTGAGGCTTGCGGATTTTGTTTTCAAACGTCCTTGGTCTCCCGCAAACAAAGAAGCAGATGATTTCTTGAAGCAGTGTTTGGCAGGGATCAAGGCAAAGCCCGCAAAGCATATAATGTAGTGTAAAATCCGATGTATGTCGGACATTGTACACACACTTGCTAGAAAGGCGGGCATCGTAAAAAACGAAGACCACACACTCCTTGCAGAGAGGCATGGGTTCCGAGGCTACCTTGCAAACTTAGCCGAGTTGACCGAGTTTGCTAGGTTAGTGGGCCAAGTAGCGAGAGCCGATGAACGGAGAAAATATGAAAGATCCGATGACAGCACCAGTGCCAAGAATGGCTGACGAGTTAAACTACTTAGAAAACGTTCGCGCTTACATGAGTCAGACAGAGTATCAACAATACCTCGAGCAAAGAGCCATTGAGGCGTTGATTAAATACCGAGCAACATCAGACCTTGAGTCTTTAGAAGAGATGCAGTTTTTTATGCACCGCATCACGCATGAGATTTTCCTGGGGCTGAAAAAGATAGATGACGACCGTACAGTGCAGGACCAGATCAGGCGTTTGAATCTTTTGGCCTCAATCCATGAGGGCGAAGATGGGATGGTTTAGTCCATCATTCCTTCTCGACGATACTTCCGAATAACATCCTCGATGCCTCGACTCGCAGGCCGAGGTTCGAGGTTCACGATCCCACCCTCCGCGAACTTCATCTCATCAGGCACTACACTCACCTCGGGGAACTCCAGAACAAAGTGTTCGGTACTTCTTTGGTCAATCACCTCTGTACCGATGTCATTGTAAATGGTACTGGGTACTTCTACTTTGCGGTAAGTGAAACCTTCACCAAGGTCTTTGACTGTTTTGTTCAGTAACTTTTTGACGTTGGAGTCTGAATATCTAACGCCTGCGGCAGAGGTAAAACTGTTGGGTAAAACTATACCTTTCGATCCGCGTTGAATTCCGCTAGCAACACTGGCTTTCAAAACCGCAGACGACAAAGGCTTATCATCTTTCTTCATGTTTGGATACAGCTCGGGCAGTTCGTCCCCACCATCCCAAACATTATTGGTAGTGTCCCGAACGGGCTCGCCTTTTTTAGATGTTCGTGTCTCTTTGAACAGATCAGACTGAATCTCAGTCAACCGCATATAAGGCTGACCGTCGAGGTCAATGTCCGCGAATCTGGCGAAGCCTACTGGAGCGTTCTTTGGGCCGCTATAATCCAGCTCACCTTTTATCTCTTTTTGTTTGACAGTAGCAAGAGCCTTTTCATACATAAAAACTTCTGCTTCTGGTGAGTCAAGGTCTAAGTTTTTTGGGACTCCAGAGACAATTTCATCGTCTGTCATTGAGACTCGTAAAGCATAGATCTCATCATCTATAGCTTTTTTTCTTCTGGAAATGTCTTGGGGAGATAAACCGCTTTCGCCCCCTGTGAACATAGGGTCGTGGCCGATATCTACTGGTCCGGCATTCTTACCCCCGGATGCTCGGACGATGTCATCTTGAGGGGCGGTAACCCGAATAATACCAAGGGCCTCGGTTCCAGTTGGGTTATCTATGTTTGGATACCGTTGGATATGACCCATTTCTTTTTGAACTTTGTGGGTTTGACTGAAACCGCCAACGAGGTCGTAAAAATTCTCGTCAAGTTCTAATTGATCCAAACGCGTTTGGTATTCTTCATCACTAATTTGGCGTGCTCTCCAATCGGCATCAAGCTGTGTTCTTTCTGCCAAAACTTTGAAACGCTCTACCGTCGCCATGTTTCGAGAATCAACAGGTTCAACATAGCTGACAGCCATGTTTTTAAATGCGGGCTGTTCCGCTTGAAACTTAACATCGACATCAACCACAGTGTTGGACGTATTATGCCCCGGAAGTGTGACGTTAGAAGTTTTGCCACCGCCCGCTGTAAGAACTCCAGGTTGTGGCATCAGCCCTTCAAGGCCGCCCATTGCACCGCGTGTAATTAACGGAGCTGCAAGTGAGCCACCAAGTGTAGGATCAAGGGTCGAGGCCAGTTCATCACTGGTTGCTTGACGAAGTGTCCCATCCTCGTCCCGCACCATTTCCCCGGGACGGATAGCAGAAGCCTGCATCTGCTCTTCAATCATTCCAGAGACAGCCTGTCCCACTGTCCCGAGTACACCCATTGGGTCATCAGCAATTGCTGCGATACCTTTCTTTGCGGACTCGTAGAATGGGACTTTGCCAGAGAAGCCTAAGCCTTCAGGTGTGGTTTCGACACCAACACCTTCAGCTAAAAATTCAATCCCTTCTCCAACACCACTGATAGGCTTACCGGGTGGGAACAATCCTGCGTAATTAGTCTTTGATTTTGGGCCCCGGGCCGACGGTACGCCTTGCTTCTCTGCCATCTCGTGTCTTCTTTGAAAAATCTACTCTCACTATGTTATCGCGAACAAGCCCGCGAAGGAATGATTCAGTGATTTCTGGAGTAAATCCAGATATGTGCGAGCCTTTAATAATCGCAGACTCTAGGTCTCGTAGCCCCTTTTTATATTCCCACGCCAATTCCATCAATTTTTCCGTGGTCTCATTTGTAACCATTTCCGTGCCTCCTCTCCTAAAACTTTTGCGCCTAAATCAATCTTGGCTCGTAACGCGCCCACAATATGCTCATCGATAGTGTCTTCAGTAATCAAATCAATATATGTAACTGGATTCTTCTGCCCGATACGATGACACCGGTCTTCTGACTGGATCCGTGTTTCGAGGTTAAAGTCATTTGCATAATAGACCACGGTGTTTGCTTCTGTCAGCGTCAGACCGTACCCGGCTGTTTGTGGGTTGCCGATAAAGAACCGTAGCCCAGAGTCGGGGTCTTGGAATCGCGTCACAATCTCTTGCCGCTCATCGTCCGGGGTGTCACCATAATATGACGCCACTTGGGAGGGAAAGTTTTCCTCTAAAAGTTTGCCTATCCTTTGGATGTCATTTCTGAAACGGGACCAAATCAACACCTTACCGGTGCTTTCTTCTGCGATATCTAGCACAGCATCTAGGCGTCTTGACGCAAGCTCAATCAGCTCCCCGTTGTCTGTCATTATATGTCCGGACAACACCTGTTGCAGTCGGAGCATTTGCGTCATTACATTTTGTGCAGTCACCAACTCCCCGCTGTTCAATAACGTCAACGCCTCATTGCGGAGGTCGTTGTACATCGTGACCTGTTCGTCCGTCATAGAGACGTACCGAATCGTGTACGCTTTTTCTGGCAGGTCGAGGCAATCCTTTTTCAATACGCGAAAGCTGAAGTCGTCCACCTTCTGTGTAAGCTCGCTCAAGTGCCTAAAGCCTACAATCTGTTGAAAGCTGTGCGCCCCCATTACCTTGCGATCTACAATGGCGTATCGATTCTGGTATGCATAGTAGCTATCAAACCCCAAGGTCCGAGGTCCCAGGAACTCGCACTGAGAGAACAGATCCATTGGCGACTTGGTCACAGGAGAGCCCGTCAGTATCCGACGGTACTTGAACCGATGTGCAATCTTCAGAAGTGTTTTGGTCCGCTTGGCCTTTGAGTTCTTGATCGTTGTGCTTTCATCGATAGCGATTAGCCCCGTAGTCCCAAACTTTTCGGAGAGCCAGTTACCGGCATTCTGTCCTTTTATCGTAGAAAACGATTCAACATTCATGACAAAGAAGGTGATACCGTCAAACTTATCTTTGACTGAGCGCATCTCTTCCTTTTGTTTTTTGTTCGGTCCACTTACCCAACGGATGATTCTTCTTGGGATGTCATCTGGCAAATGCTGTGGGATTTCTTTGGTCACCCAGTTCCGATAGACGCCTTTGGGAGCAATGATTAAAGCAAACTCTACCCCTTGGGTCTTCCATAGTTGCCCGACATTGTCGATTAAAACTTTTGATTTACCGGTACCCATTTCCATAAAGAAACCGAATCCGGTACGCTGCCCTGCCGCGTCAAGAGCATCGCGCTGATGCTCATATGGTTCTGTTTTAAATTCGTAGTTGACAGTCACTTTATCCTCCATTAGTGTTGCACTGTGTTCGATACATTAGCATATGTTTTCGATCATGCAAACTCACAAAACCTGAAGAGGATGTACTTATGACTGAGTTCTTTGAGGAAATGTTCGAGGCGGCAGACAAATTGTCTGGCGTGGACACGGACAACACCAAGGCACTATCCAACCTTGTACGACAACTAGAAGTTGTAGTCAGCGACCTTGACGAAGCCGAGCTTCACATCAAGAAACTGAAACAAGAAAAGAACCGTCTCGCTATGGAAGCAATCCCTGCTGTCATGGATGAGATGGACGTGACGCGTTTAGATGTAGGTGAAGTTTCTGTCACCCTGAAGCCTTTCGTTTCTGCATCAATTCCAGTACCCCGACGGCAAGAAGCCTATGAATGGCTTCGTGATCACGGTCTTGACGACATCATCAAGAACGATGTGATCCTATCGTTTGGTCGAGGAGAAGATGATCAGGCGAACAAGATCATGCTTGATCTTGAAATGCAGGGTATGCACCCAGAAAACAAAACACACATTCACGCATCAACGTTGAAAGCTTTTGTTAAAGAGCGCGTTGAAAACGGAAAGCCGATTGATCTCGATTTGTTCGGAGCATTCGTCGCTAAAACCGCAGATATAAAAAGGAAGTAATCATGGCTACTAAGCAAGTTGCTGCAAAGCAGGAAACATCGTTGGCTCTCTCTGAGGAAATGATGAGTGTTCTCGATGAACATGAAGGCCAAGGCCTCGACTATGATACCGCGGATCTACAGATCCCATTCATCCGGGTCATTCAAGCAATGTCCCCGCAAGTTAACAAGCGCGATCCCGCGTACATCGACGGTGCGTCAGTTGGAGACATCTTCAACACAGTCACGGGCCAGTACTGGGAAGGCGAAGAGGGGGTCACGGTGATCCCTTGCTACCAAGAAACCAAGTACTTGAAGTTCCGTCCGCGTGACGGCGGCGGCGGGTTCTTGGGTGAGTTGCGTAAGGACGATCCAGATATCGCTCGAGCCACGCGCAACGGTTCAAAAGAAGTTCTGCCTGACGGCAATGAACTTGTCAAATCAGATCAGCACTACTGCCTCGTGCTAGGTGATGACGGTGTGCCTGGGTTTGGGATTGTGGACATGAAGTCTTCTGGGCTAAAAGTCTCACGTCGTTGGAAGACTCAGCTCAAGATGCTGACCGTCAAATCTAACGGCCAGCTCAAGTCACCTGCTATCTACATGACGCAGTGGAAGCTATCAACTGTGGAAGAGTCCAATGACCAAGGAACTTGGTTGAACTGGGCGGTTGCAAGCGCAGGCTTTGTCTCAGAAAAGCCTTTGTTTGATTCGGCGGTTGCATTCCGTACATCCGTAATGTCTGGCGAAGCGAAAGCTGTCGCTGAAGACGTGGTGCCCGAAGAGCGAGAAGCTACAGACGCACCATTCTGATTGTACAGGGGGTAGAAGAAATATCTTTTCCCCCCTTTTTTACGGAAAAACGAAATGTCAGAAGCGAAGAGATTCATGGCGGCATTCGAGGGTTCGAGTGCTGCACATGGGCAGACAGAGATCGGCAGTAAAAAACGCAACGGAAAGATGGAGGCGAAGAGTTTTGTTGTCAAAGGGAAGTTAACTACGGAGAAGATAGCTCAACACCTAGCCGGTGAGACTGGTATAGGGGCTATCCCAATTAACGACGAAGACAATTGTAAATTCGGAGCTATTGACATCGATACCTACCCAGTAGATCACCAAGCGTTGGTGAGGAAGCTGGCTAAGTTGGGTATCCCTATGGCTGTCTGTCGATCCAAATCTGGTGGGGCGCATTTATATATGTTTCTCCACGAATTTTACCCGGCGTCCGAGGTCCGAGAATATTTGACCGAGATCTCGGCTACTCTAGGTCATTCCGGGTGCGAGATATTTCCGAAGCAGGATCGAATCCTTTCGGAACGTGGCGACGTGGGCAATTTTATTAACCTGCCATATTTCGATTCAGAGAACACTGTTCGTTACATGGTGGACGCGAACAATAATGACGTATCTTTAGAATCGTTTTTAACTTGGGTCGAGAACAGCCGACTCACGATGGAAGACTTGAGTAACCTAAAGACAGGGGTTAGTCAGGACGATGAAGCATTTTCTGACGGCTATCCATGCCTTCAAGCAATTGTGAATGTGGGGGTTCCAGATGGTCAAAGGAACCAGACTATGTTTATGGTTGGGCAGAACTTACAGCACAAGTTTCCAGATGGCTGGAAGGCTGAAATGGAGGCAATGAATCAACTGTACTTCGAGCCACCCCTTCCTGCCGGTGAGATTGCGACTTTACAATCTCAGTTAGATAAGAAGGCTTACGGCCCTAAGTGTAAGGAAGAGCCTTTCGCATCACACTGTAACAAGCGTCTATGTCTTTCTCGGCCCTTCGGGTTGAAGAAGCAAGGTGCTGTTGAGATGCCACACATCGGAGGTATGACGATCCTGTTGTCAGAGCCTCGGCTTTACTTTCTAGATGTTGACGGGCAGCGATTAGAGTTAAGCACTGACGAGCTACAACAGCCGTTGAAGTTTCAGCGGGCGTGTATTGAGCAGTTGAACTTTATGCCCCCGACGTTGAAACCTAGCGATTGGCAACCGCTTGTCAATGAGTTGCTCAGAACATCTAGTCGGATAGAAGTAGCCGAAGAGCTGACGGTGGCTGGGCAGTTTAAAGAAATGTTAGTCGGATTTTGTACCTCCAGGATTAGGGCGGTTACTCCAGAAGAAATTGAGCTTGGCAAGCCTTGGACCGAGAACGGAAGAACAATGTTTAAAATCAAGGGGTTACAAGACTTTTTGATTTCTCAAGGCTTTACTAAGTTGTCTAGGCCGCAGATCCAAGAACGTCTGAAGGTGTTTAATAACAATGAAGAGTCCCACGGGACATTCAGATACAGGAACGAGAAAAAAGACAAGTGGGTTAGCGCCCGAGTTTGGTGGGTACCTGAGTTTAAAGATAAAGAAATAGAGCTACCAGAGGGAGAAGAGTATGAAGCCCCGTTCTGAGGACCGTCTCTTGAAAGTATCGGAGCTTGCAGAGTTTCTTGGCGTTGCTCCCTCAACGATCTATCGATGGTTAGAGATGGGCAGACTGCCCAAACCTTTTGAGATAGGAGAGAAGGCTGTCCGTTGGCGTAAGAGTGAGATTGATCTATGGCTTGAGGAGAACCGTCGATGAAAGTAAAAATTGAAATTGATCTGACCTCCGAGGAGTTCAAAGAGCTATGTGTTCCGGGGGATAAACAGAGTGAGTTTACGATGCGTGTATACGACGCATACACAAAAGCTTTTACCAAGTTTGTAAGGGAGCAGATCGACCCGCACGGGCTGATCTGGAATAACAATGGCGAGTGAACAGTTAATTTTTGGACCGCCGGGGTGTGGCAAGACCTACACCATGATGGAGATCATTAAGACAGAGCTTGAGAGCGGCACTGCTTCTGACCGGATTGGATTCGTATCGTTTACAAAGAAAGCAATTACTGAGGCTCGAGAAAGAGCTGGAGTTAACTTTGAGCTAACCGCCAAAGATACGCCATTTTTCAGGACGCTACACTCGATGGGGTTTTATTGCTGCGGGATGCGTTCGGAAGATATCGTCAGCAGATATGACTTTAAGAAGCTTGGTCTCGAGCTGGGCATGAGCTTTGACAACCACAATGTTTATGACGCTGACGGACTTCTCATACCATCAGCTTCTGAGGGCAATAAGTATCTTACGTTAATACAACGTGCTGCAATGCGGATGATCAGTCTCGAGCAAGAGTTCAATTCTAATGGCGACTACGGCCTAGAGTACTCGGTGTTGGAGAAGGTAGATGCCGTTTACAAGTCTTACAAAGGTGAGTTCGGTAAATTTGATTTTACTGATATGGTCAAGCTTATGGTTGAGCAGGACCAAGGCCCGCGACTCGACGCTTTGATTGTTGATGAAGCCCAGGACTTGACTCCCTTGCAGTGGGAACAGGTCAAGGTGTTGAAGAAAAATGCAAAGCGTGTGTGGTATGCCGGGGATGACGATCAGGCGATCTTTAAATGGACCGGTGTGGACGTAAAGATCATGCTTGGGATGACCGGCAGTGCTCGAATACTTGAGCAGTCTTACAGAGTTCCAAGGTCCGTGCATCGACTAGCGGCACGCATTGCAGGACAGATCTCGAATCGTAAGGAAAAGATTTGGAGCCCTACCGAGCGGGAGGGTAATGTCAGTTACTACCGGCACGTCAGTGACATCGACATGAGTGAAGGCTCATGGACAGTTATGGCGAGAACCTCTAAGCAGCTCAACGAGATTGGTAAATCACTTCAA